GCCAGCTGCCCTACAGCAGCGGGCAGGTGCATGTGCTGCTGTACTGGGCTACCCAGATATCATATTTTGCCAGCTTGGCATAATCCAGCCGGTTGCGGATAAAATCGCAGCTAGCATACAGGATGCCGTAATACCCTGCGGCCTCAATCTCCGACAAAAAGGCCTGTACAAGTGCCGTGCGCTGGGCATTGGTCAGGCGCAGGATGCACGGCTCATACTCAATGTCATACGCCACCGGCAGGCACAGGTGCTTGCCCTTGATCGCTGCCAGGCAGCAGCGGGCCTCCTGCCGGGCTTCCGCCGGGGTGCTGGCATAGCTGTACCAGTACACGCCGTACTGGATGCCCAGGCGGGCACACTCCGCTGCGTTGCGCTCAAACTGGGGGTCTTTCTGGCTGCTGTAACGGCCATACCCGGCGCGCAGCATAGCATGGCGAATGCCCTTGCTATGGGCTGCCTGCCAGTCAAATTTGCCCTGGTGTTTTGACACGTCGATTGCATAATTCATGTATTCCACTTCCTTCATATTGTGCGCTACGCTGCTGTAGCTGCCCAATTTTACCGCGCTGCTGGCCGTGCTGAAATCAGCATCCAGCCAGTTCAGCGGGTTGGTGCGCTGGCCTTTCCAGCGCACTTCAAAATGCAGGTGTGCTCCATAGCAGTTGCCGGTATCGCCGCTGTAGCCGATCAGCTGGCCTTCCTGTACCTGCTGTCCCTGCGCCACGCAAAGATTGCTCAGGTGGGCGTACAGCGTTTCCAACGTGCCGTACTTGTAGGTTGCATGGCGCAGCTTGACCATGTTGCCGTAACTGTTGGTATCTCCCTGGGTGCGCTTGCCGTTCCAGCGGTATGCGATTGCAACCGTGCCACCCTCTGCGGCGTACACGGGGGTGCCAACGGCTGCGCGGAAATCCAGCGCCCGGTGCAGGCTGCCGTCATTGTAGAGCCAACCAGCTGTAATCACATGCTGCGCCAATGGCCACCCAAAACATACTTCTCCATTCTTCAGCCGCATCTTTATCCTCCTTATCTTGTTCTCTTCCACATCCATACCGATAAATAAGGCGGCATGTTGTTGTGGGCTGCCCCGGAACCGCCGGAGGCGACTGTTACGGTTTTGGATTCCCAGTTCGGAATACCCCAGCCACTTGATTGCGTTTGGACATACGCATCCGCAGAGCTTCCGGTTTTGGAGCGTATTACGTTGCTTCCGTTGGCCACAGACAGCGAATAATCCGGTAGCTCGCTTTGTGTAAGCTTATGGGTGAATTCGCCCCCAGTGCTACCTGCGGGATAACTGCTGGAAGCAGCAAACAAAAAGCGGTCAGAAATTCTTTCCCAGGTACCGCCAAACAAAGACGCTGGGCTTGTACTGCTTACGCTTATGTAAATGCTGCCAATCGGCCAGGCCGCAAGTTTTGCTTCCGCGATGGCCGCCTTTACCGCCGCCGGCGTTGCCGCAACACCACCATTGGTTGAACTCGTTGAACTGGTCGAATCGCTCAGCTTCACGCCACCCAGGGTTGAACTGGTAGCGGCAGGCAGCGTATGGGTACCGGAGGAGGCCGGTGTCATATAGATCTGGTTGCTGTTCAGCGTTCCTTCACTCTTAGCATTATCATACTGGGCTTGCGTCAGGTAGTTGATCACCAGGCTGTCCAGCTTTGTATCAGTGGCCATAATCATATACCTCTCGTTACAATCGCGCTGATTGCGGATAGTCCACTCGGCAGCCCAGTCAGTTTTCCGTTGCTGATGCTTAGGCTCAGGTTGGTGCTGCTTGGGCCGCCGTATATGGCGCTCTTGTGGTACTTGTCGCCCTCAAACGCGACCAGGCTCGTAGTCTGCCCGCCCCAGCCGCCGGAACTGGTTATGGTGCCATAGCCCCAAATCTTAATGGTTCCGCTGGCGGTCTTAAAACTCACGCTGGGGTTGGTGTCCGTAATGGCATAAGCCTCCACATTGTTATTGCCATTGCCGCCGGAACTCCCGCCGCCGGCATAAGTTCCTGTCACACCAAAAATGTTCACACCGCTCTTAATGTTCCCGGCCACCAGGTTTGCATCGCCCTTGATTGTCTGTGTCCCGCTCAGGTATTGCCCAGATGCAATGCTCTGGTCGGTTGTCTTCGGGATGTAAGTTGCTGCGCTTTTTTTGGTCACATCACTGCCAATATAAGTGCTCGATATCGCATTCACGGTCACTTTGCTCAGTCCGTCATATCCGCTGTCCGGGCTTACCGTCTGGGTGCTCTCGCTGGGCGTAACCGTTTTGGTCTGCAAGCTTGGCGTGTTTCCGGCACTGCTGCTCCCGGCATAACTGCCTGTCACATTAAAAATCTTTACACCGCTCTTAATATTGGCCGCAGTCAAATTGCTGTCACCCTTAATCGTCTGGGTTCCATTCAAATACTGGCCGGATGCAATGCTCTGGTCACTCGTTCCCGGCGTATAAGTCGCAGCACTTTTTTTCGTCACGCCGCTTCCCACATAAGTTTTTGATACTGCATTCACTGTAACCTGGCTCAAACCATCATAGCCATTGTCGGCCTTAACCGTCTGTGCGCTCTCACTGGGGCTTACGGTCTTGCTCTGCAAACTCGCCCCACTTGCACCACCCGTCACAAAGCCGCCCTGCATGTCAACGGCATTGCTGCCTAAATACACACCCATGCAACTGTCACCACCTTCTGAGCGTAACGTTTGTCGCGCCAACGCTGGTTGCCGTTATGTCAATGGTTTTTGCGCTGCTGCCGTCCCATGCGCCCTGACTGGTTCCGTTCAGTTTGATGGTCAGGCTGTTATTTAGTTTTTCGGCGCTCGTTGCGGAGCCGCCCGCGTTGCTGGAACCGGCATAGTTTGTGGTTCCGGTGACATTGGCCCCTGTGGCACTGTGGGCAATTACCCCTTTCGGCAGGTCGGCAGCCTGCACCGTATCACCGGTCAGGTCGAGGACAACTTCATCATTGATAACAACCTTGTTGACCGCCATGCTCAGCCTCCAATCGTCAACGTCTGGCCGCCAGCCGCATTATCAACGTATGTGGCCGGGATAGCCGCCACCGTAACCTGGGACAGGCAGTTGTATTCGCTGTCCGGCAGCACAACCTGCTGCTCGAAAGACGGCGTAACGCTCTTAGCCTGCGGCTTCATGCCCTCACTGCCGCTCATAGAGCCTTTCACGCCCAAAACTGTGATGCCCTCACGAATATTTGTCGCTACGAGTTTTGCCTGTTCGGTGGGATCAATTTCAGCGGTACCGCTACCATCGTGAAAACCCATAGGAATCGTATATTTGCCGTCCACAGTAGTGATTTTCCCGGATACCGCCCCGTTATTGGGCATCGTACCCGTAAGCTTCGCGCCCCGTGCATAGAAAGTTTTACCCTTCAGAACCTCAGCAACTGCGGCCGTTGCATCACTAGAATCCACGTCTTTGGTGCTGGTACCGACGATAGGGGCACCGGACTTATCGTGAGCAGTGATACCTTCAGCCAGCTTGTCCGGTGTCACCGTATCGGCTGTCAAGTCCAGCTTGGTCTCTTTGCCGACAATCACTTTATTAATGTATTTACTCGCCATAATACTCATCTCCTAAAATCAACGTTGTGCCGTAATCGTTAGATACCTCGTACTGTGGTATCTTGCGGATTGTCACGTCTTTCTGCATCAGTTTTTTCGCCGTGGGCAAAACCTGCGCCGTAAACAACGGCGTGATATCATACGGCCCGCTATACTCCGGCGCACTAACCACTGCGGTGCCGGTCACGTCCACCCGCACGGGTGCCGCTCCGGCAATGCGCACCGATACGGCGCTCTGTTGAGCCACTCGCACCTGGATCATGAGCCATCCGCCTCCTGGAATAAGGTCGGGCTCATTTTAAGAGCCAGGATCTCAGTCTGCGGCTGATCAGTGCTGTCCCGCAATGTGATGCGGGTGTCCATGTACAGCGTCTCGCCGCCCATGAATTTGTATGTCTCCGCCCGCGTCCAGGGGATAAGGATGATGTTCTGCCCTTCCTGCCGGGTGCAGTCATCCGGCCAGGTATTTGTTTTGATGGCCGGGAAGCCTTTGCAGCTCTTCTGTTTGAACACAAATTCGATCCGGCTTACCTCGTCCAGGCTCATGCCGATTTCAACCGGCAGCGCAAATTGCGTTCCCTGTTTCATTCGTTTTTCTCCTCAGCGCCTTAATTCGGCATTTTTTCTTCCTCTGTTTTCGGAGTTTCGATGTTTGCCGCCGCTGCTTCTTCCGCTGCCATGTTCTCGCGCACGGCATTCAAAACGTTCTCCAAAATCAACTCCGTCACGGCAAACGGCAGCGTTGCTTCGTTAATTGCAGCAATAACTTTGCGTTTGCACTCTTTAATGCGTTTGTTGTCAGTCATGGGGCATCCTCCTTACAGCCGCGCGTTTACGGCGTTTTTCAGTGTGGCAATGGCGGCCAGAACCTCTTCATCAAGGGCCACAAAAGACCCCCGGTTGTTCTGGCTGGTGATGTTGCCGCTGTCGTCCAGTTCCATGTAGGTGTAGCTCACTCGTTCGCCTTCGGCCGGCGGTGGCGACCCCCCCCCCCCCCC